GAATGTTGAACACTGTCAGGCCACACTGCTCAGTTGCTTCACCGTACACATCGAAGATCTTTCCTTTGTGCCGGCACTTCGCAGCTGATGCGATCGTTTCAACACATCGAAGAAAATCAGCCGTCTTGACGGTGACGTTCCCTTGGACATCCGAAAATCCTTCTTCAGTTCCAACAGGATCCATCGACACCATGGCATCGATTCGATACTCCGTCGCATCGTCAGCACTTATCAGGTCTACCGAGTGCCCAAACTGATCGAATAATCTGGGCACTGCGATATCCTGAAATCGTGATTCGAAACGCGAAGCCATCTGTCAGCCTTACGCAGCGACTGGGGTTGTAATGGCACCTGTTGCGACGTTGCATCGCTTCAGAATAATCCAGCCAGCAGCAGTCCACTGCAGAAGAACCATGTCACCAACGACAGAGAATGCGATCGTGGTGAATCCTGATGCCGTTGCCGGAGTCAGCGTGCCTGTTCCGCCGGCCACAGTCAGGAGAATCTCCTTCAACTGGCCAACCCGTGTTCCGTTTGCCAGTGTTCCCGCAACTGCCCCACCGCTTGTCCACGCCGTGGAGAATGCCGTCACGTTGACGGCCCCGGCTCCACTCAGCGATTGCTGAGCACCGGATGGGATGAAGATTGCAGCAGGTTCGTCGAGAAGGAACACGCCCATCTCAGTTGACGCACCTTTTGCTTCGACAACTGTACCGACGGCAAAATCCCAATCGGTGACAGTTTTGGTGTAGGCCCCGGCTCCGGCCGTTCCGTTCAGCGGGTCGCCGTTTGCGTCCCAGCCAATGCGATCGCCAACTGCCCACGCCTGAGACGCGACGCCCCATGCACGAAAGCGGCCAGAAATATCAAGCTCGTCCGTATCTCCAGCCGCGATATCGTTTGCCGGAATACCAACGATTCCAAGCGTCGTCAGAATAGGAGTACCCGCTGTTACAGCCGAGCCTGCTGTGTAGGACAGCTTTTCGTCACTGGCTACACGTTCTGTTGGAAGATTGAGTCCCATTTATATTCTCCGAATGACTTGAATTTGAACTTGAAAGATACGTCAGCGAACTGCAGCAGGAATTACGCTGCGCCCTTGCTCTTCACACCAGACAGCCACTCAGTGAAGTCAACACCGAAATCGTGATAGCCGCGGAACTGAACGCCGAGCGTGTTGAAGTCAGCGTCAGCTGATTCGACCGTTGGGTTTTCCTGACCATTTAGGAAGCTCACGACAACCGGCTTGAGCATTTCGCCAAACAGATACCACGCCGTAGCTGAGTAACCGGTGTAGTCGCTGTCGCTCAGTTCGTTAACCACGTAAGGCACGTACTTGTTGCGGTGGATGTTGTCATCCTGAACGGTTGACAGGTTTCCGCTGACATACAACTTCTGAGCTACGAATTCGAGTTCAGGCGGCACGAGCAACTTCTTCGGAGCCCCGAGAGACGTTGCACCCGTTCCGACTTGCTTCTTGTCGGTGCTCTTCAGCTTGCGGTATGCAGTGATACCGGCCTGCAGGCCAACGCCGTCAATCAGCAGGTTCGTGGTCGCACCGGTGATATAGTTCGTCCGAGTGCTTGTGAAGAACGCACTGTTGTTGATGAACGTTGACCAGAACAGTTTGCGGAACTTGCGAGATGCACCGCGTCCGAGCCGTGTTCGGAGATCGTCGAACGCCCCAAGATCGTCGTTGATGATCATTTTGCGAGTCAGGGCAAACATCTTTGCAAAGGTGTCTGCTGATCGCTCGAACGTTTCTTCTCCGACTTTTCCGTGTCGGATTTCGCCGTTCGCCCCGAGCTGCTCATACTCCATGTCATCCAGCATTCGGTAGCTGGTATGCGTCTTGAAGTCAGAGACCGGTTTGACGTCGGCAAATTCTCTCCAGGTCTGATCTTCTTCCATAAATCCAGCCAGCAGCATCTTATTGGCGATGTTGCTCAGAATTCCGGAGAGCGACACGGTTGACGCGGCCGCATGGATCGGGGTCGATGGCAAGGCATACGCCAAAACCTCACGGATGTTGTCCGTGTTGATTCGCTGACGTCCAGAGTAGCCGTTCTGAGCGGCCGCCATGATGAACATTTCCTGCAGGCCGAGGTTTCGGAAATTGCGGTGAGCACTTTCCAGAACTTCCGGCTTATAAGATTTTTCAACATCAATGCCGAGAACTCGACATGCGGCGGCCTCGATCACATCGCCACTGACAGTACTGTTGTCGCGTGAATGAATTGCCGGACCCTTCGGACGAGTCTTTGCCAGCATGTCGGCACGCATTGCATACTCGGCCTTGATCACCTCGACTTCATATCGAGTCGGAGCCCACTCTTCAGCCAGAGCGGTTCGCTTCAGCTTGCTGACGGCGACCATGCCAGAGGCTTTGATCTCGTTGAGTGACATCGTTTCGACCGTACCAGCGTACTCTGACGCAGCCGCATCAATTGACAGGTCTGATTTGGCGAATGCCAACTGTAGACCAGCGACATCAAACTTCGTTCCAGCCCCGAGGATTTCTGGGTTGATTGCAGACGCCTTGATTTCGGCATCGTACTTTTTCTGCAATGCGGCGGTCTGAACTGGTGTCAGGTCAGCAGCCGCAAAGCCCATTGCAATGATCCACTCTTCAAATTTCATGTCCAATTCCTTTGCTGGTTCTGCGGCGCTGGCCGCGATTGAAACTGATGTCGTCTCGTCAGCCCCACGGGCCAAAAACGCAACGCCATACAAACGCGACTTGCGAGCAATTAAGACAGGACCGACGATGGTTCTGCCGTTCACGGTTACTGATTGACCGGCCCGCACTTCTTCAAGCGGGACAGTCGGGAGTGCTTCCACACTGGCTTGCCACGGATAACTGAGCGCGGCATTGTCAACGACTTCGCGGGCTGCTGGACCTGTACCGGAAACAAGACCGGCAAGAATCAGTTGACGCCCGTCGTTTGTTTTGTCGGTCACATGCCCAACTCGCTGAGTTGGATCGTGATCCATGTTTGCTGTGATGTTTGGCGAGTAACTCAATCCAGCCAAATCGATGACAACAGGCTTTCCGAATTTGCGAATATACTCAGCTGTGCGAAGCTCGCCGCCGTTGTATGCGACAATCCGAAATGTCGGTGTCTTCTTGCCGCCTTCGCCCGATTCACCAGCGATGATTTCCACGTCAGCATCGATCATAAATCGGCCGACCGTCTTCTTTGCGGAGGCGATGATTGTTGGATACTTACGCGGCATTTGTGACTGCCTCCGGTGGCTGACTAGTGGCCTTCGTGTTTTCAGCCTGCGCCATCGACGCGAGAGCGCCCTTGTCGTTGAAGATGGCGTGAAGCAGGATCTTTCGCATGGTGGCTTCGTCGACTCCGTAGTCTTCAGCCATCTGTGGAAGCTCATCCTCGAAATCGAGGCCGTCTTCGGAGTAAATCGTGGACAACGTTGCCTGTCCGGTCTGCATTCGCGTGCGGTTGGCTTCGGCCTTCGCGCCCTCATCAGCAACGGGGTGTGACGGCCAGTCCCAAATGTGCGCTGGCACCTGTCCTGGAATCTGAACCCACCCGAAACGCAGCGAGGCTTCTTCAAACCACATTTCAAACAACGGGTCAAGAACTAAATCAGATCCGTCTTCTCGCTCGACGTCCAGCTGCATGTAGTACGGCGTGAAATCAAGCTTTCCGGACGCAAAGTTGTGGTCTGAGGAATCGCCAGCCGCCAGATTGTGCGGCATATTCTTTGGCCGCCCCTGCTCACTGACTTGCGCCCGATGAAACGCTTCATAAGTCGCGTTCGGGTGCTCCGCTTTCATCTGGCCAGCATCCCAGCCCATCGGCAGGGCTGTCATCATTCGTTTCGTGAATTCAATCTGAGTGAAAGGCTTCGTCACACGCGCCCCCTCTTCAGGGGACATCTGCGTTTTGAGCAAAACTGAGATATCCGCAGCTGTTTCAGCCGCCGCAAGCGTAGCCTCTCGCCATCGTCGTGATGACGCACCGCAATTAAGCGAAGATCGCAGTTCGGGAATGCCTCGATTCTGGCCGCCCCGACGCATTGCGAACCAATGCAGTACAAAACGAGCGGGAATTTGCTCTGCTTGCCACTCAGAATGGTGCCATGCCGCTCCAGGATGATAGGGAAGCACGTCGTACCAGATCGGATTGCCGAAATCGTCGAACTTAACCCCGTCGATGTAGCCCTCAATGCCAGTTTCAAGGTACGGAGTAGAGCACTGTTCAGCCTCAATCACAGACAAGTCGAGTTTCACGACATGCTTGACGCCAGGGTTGCTTTTCAGCACCGCGAACGACTCGCCATCGCTCATTTTTGCATGTGACATCGCCCACAATTTACGACGCAACTTGACGGCTTTGGCCCATTTCTTCCATTCAGCCTCCACAAGAGCGTTGAAGCCTTTGGAAGCGGTCTGCATTCTCAGTGAGGGACCGACACCTACCGTATAGTTGGCGTGCGTCTGCACCATTCCGTCGACGTAGGCGTTGTTGGCGACTTCGTATCGTGATCGGGCAACAAGTTTTTGCCGAACACCCTTCGACGCAGATGAATTCGCGTCTAATGTGTCGGCCGATGCCCAGTAGTTTTTGAATTCTGCGGTATCCTGAGCAGCATCGAAGCGGGCTCGAATAGGCGGAGAGTCGCCCTCAATCTCGTAAGATTGTGGACTGGTCGCCTCGGTCTTCTTTCGCGTGACCAATCGCATTAGGGTGGCAAACATTAGCCTGCCCCCGGCGGAACAATTTGAGTGAATCGCAGGCCCATATCGCCGCGAGCGGCAGCGGACTTTGTGGCTTGATGTCTTTCAACACGAATTAACTGATCAAGGTCATGTTCCTGAAGAGTCACGCCGTTCACCGTGCTGCTCTTTGGGCTAAGAGCAGCCTGCAGAATTGCTTCGGTGATGTTTTCGGGTGCGGCCATGCCGAAAACATAGCGAGCGAATTACAGTTGTGGTGAAACTACTAGCGTGTTGTTTCCGCTGGCGGAAATGTCACTCATCACCAACTCTTCGCAGTATTCTTTCTGGCGGCTGAATGGTGAGAATCTTTTCTCCACAGTGCCTGCATTGCTTATACCGCAATGTGGATTCCGTCAGATTGCGATTGCCGTAATTTCGCAAGTCGCGACATCCACAAGTCGGACAGCAAATGCCGCGTCCGGTGCTGATCTCCATTTCCAGTGATTCCAAAGCCATCTCCCGCAATGTCTTTTCTGGCTCACTCATCACTCAGCCCTGCCATTTCACGCAATGACAGCGGTTCTTGGACCTGCTTCTTCTTTTCCTGCATCGACAGCACGGCTTCACCAGCGCAGATCGCTGAATACGTTGAGTCAAGCCAGTGGTTATTGCGGTCGATTCGCTCCCAGACGATGACAGTTCCACGCCCAGGCATGAACTTTTCGACCTGCTTTTCAGCAGTCATATGCTTCGCAAATTCAGTGTGTTCTGAGAAGCTCGCCGCCTGATACAGAGTCACGGCAAGCGGTTCTCCAACTGGCATCAATAGCCGTTGGTGAAGCTCAGACTTCCAGTGATCCGAGTTCATGTGAACGAGCATCACACCGGGAACTGTTTGGCCGTTTCGCTTTACTTTGGCAATGTGAAACTCATTGCCGATGTGCAGAATTCCTTTCTGCTTTGTCGTCGGTGACAGGTACCTGGTTGTGAGTCGCTGTCCTTCGCCATACCCCTTTGATGGGCGATAGACTTCCGCACCGATCTGCAGGCCCATGTGCTTGTTGATTGCGGCGCAGAACTCGTAAACAGCGTCGGTGTGTTCATGATATCCGGAGTCGATCCAGACCTGTGACGGCTTCAAAGTTTGGCCAGTCCGCTTGCCCCAGCCATTTGCGAAATACTGAGACAGCTCCACCAGTGCTTCCGCCAGCGCTCGCTTTACTCCGAGTTTGTCAGACAGCACCGGCTGCCGGCCGTATTCAATCACACGGCCACCGCTCCCCGGGCCGACAGCAACCGCCGTCCAGTGTAGCGCCCGCTTTCCGGTATCGATACCAATCGTGATTCCGACAGCATTGTCGGGAATAATTCCCTTCCTCAGATCACTCGACCGCTTCTCAATGTCTTCCGCTTCCAGTGGTGTTAGTTCAATTTCTGGCGGATCATATGGCATGGTCCAAACGAACTGTCGCATTTTCTTTTCAGCGTTTTCCCTGTCACGCGATTTCGCCGCCAGCCATTCCTCCGCCCCAAGGTCTCCTGCGGTGACAAATGGATTGTCGACAGCAGACCAGCGGAACCCGAGCGTCTGAGTCTGCGGAATTGGGCCGACAGTGACACCGTCCTTTGTAACTTCCTGACCTGCATGAACCAGCACGGCTTTCCTTGCGGCTTCGGTTCTGTCTTCATCGCTCCACAGTTCTGCGCACGCAGGGCAACTGAATCTCGCATTCAGCGCCGCGGCCTCTTCTGATTCCGCATCTTCCCAGCCAATAAGGTGCTCACGTTCCGGCGCGACGTAGTCTCCGCACTTCGGGCACGGTCGCAGAATTCGCGAGTCGGTCCCTTTCTTCAGTTCCTGCCAGATCCTGCCCCGCTCAATGGATGTTGTGCATTCAAGGTAGATCCGTTTCCCGCGTCGGCCAAATGCTCTGGTGCGTGACTCAATCTGTTCAATCTTGTCGGCTTCTCGGCTGGTCTCGCTGCTTTCATCCATGCCATCGACTTCGGTGATCGCGACAACTCTTGACGTATACGCCGCCCGCTTCTTGTCGTTGCCGCCGGCCGTCATGAATCGCATCGTCGATCCGTTTCGAAAGCGGATCCCGCGTTTGACCTGGCCGCCACGTGAACCCTCTCCGGACGTCGGCAGCAGATCCTGATACTCGCTGGCCTCGATCACCGGCAGGAAGTCTTCCGTCCATTTGTCGTTTGCCATGTCCATTGACGGAAGGCCCACGATGACAGTTTCACCGATCTCGAACAGATGGTAGAGAACCGGAACCACGTAACACATCAGCGTCTTGCCGTTCTGCGTCGGGCCTGTGGCTGCGACTCTGCTCCATCTCCCAGAGTCGATCTCGTCAAAGAAGATCCTCGACACAGGATGTCGGTAATGCCGGTATGGCTCGCCAGCAAACGGGCCGTTCGGCAGGACTATGCACGACTCCGCCCAGTCCGCCATGTTCCGAATCGTCGGCGCGACAGACAGGTCTAGACACCAGTTTGCTGTGTCCAGGAGCGGGGCCTGCGATAGTTCGAGAACACTCAAGACTCTACCACCTCCACAACAGCAGCCCGGCAAGAATCAAGCGTTTCGTTCACAGTCGCCGCGGCATCAGGACCGAATCGCTTTGCGAGTCGCTCTCCCATTCTTCGGACCAGAACAGCGGTCGAACTGGGAGTTGTTGCTGTTGTCACAAAGCAAATGAGCACAAAGCAGAAAACTACAGAGCGAGGATGGACCACCGTTTCCAACGCTGCCGCGTTTTTTGGAATGACTCCGCAGGCGATTCGACAAACCTACTTCCCCTGCATGAGAGACTCAGATATTCGAAAAAGTGCCAACCCTATCGTTTTCAGGGTGGCAGCTTTGATTGAGGTGATGGTCGAAAAGCGGGTCGCTGAACGTGTAATAGTCACTCCACAGGCTCCGCCGGATGAGTTGCTTTTGGAGGATGGAGATTCACCAGCGCTGGAGCGATACCGACTGGCGAAAGCAAAGCTGGCGGAACTGGATCTGGAAACACGTAAGGGCCAGTTGATCGAGCGGGACAAAGCCCGTGACATCTTTTCCCGATGGGCTGTTTTGGTTCGTAGAATGGGTGAGAGGCTGGCTAAGCGGTTCGGTCCGGATGCCGCGGCAACCGTCAATGAGACGCTCGAGTCCTGCCGAGCTGCTGTTGTGGAGGTGGTAGAGTCTTGAGCGTTCTCGAACTATCGCGGGCCCCGCTTCTGGACACAGCGAACTGGTGTCTCGACATTTCTGTTGCGCCGACGATACGAAATATGGCAGACTGGGCGGAAGCGTGCATAGTGCTGCCTAATGGCCCATTCGCCGGGGAGCCGTACCGACATTATCGCCACCCGGTATCCAAACTTTTCTTTGACGAAATCGACTCTGGGCGATGGAGCCGCGTTGCAGCCACAGGCCCGACGCAAAATGGCAAGACGTTGATGTGTTATGTGGCTCCAGTTCTCTATCACCTGTTCGAGATCGGGGAAACTGTAATCGTTGGCCTGCCGTCAATGGATATGGCTAACGACAAATGGACGGAAGACTTCCTGCCGGTGATTGAGGCCAGCGAGTATCGGGATCTGCTGCCGACCTCCGGAGAAGGTTCCCGGGGCGGCCAGGTGAAACGCGGGATCCGATTCCGCAATGGATCGACAATGCGATTCATGACGGCCGGCGGCAACGACAAGAAGCGGGCGGCGTACACGTCGCGAGTCGTCGCAATTACCGAAGTCGACGGCATGGATGAAAGCAGCGAAACCAGCCGAGAAGCCGACAAGATTGAGCAGATCGAATCACGTACCAGAGCCTTCGGCCGGCGCGGAAAGCGGATCTATCTGGAATGCACAACGTCCATCGAGCGCGGCCGGATATGGCAGGAACTGAAGAAAGGGACAGATTCGCGGATCCTGCGACCATGCCCGAAGTGTGGTGAATATGTCGCGCCGGAACGTGAGCACCTTGTTGGCTGGGAGGACGCAGAATCAGAAGAGGCGGCGGCGCTGAATGCTCGGTTTAGCTGTCCATCTTGCGCAGAACTGTGGAGCGATGAAGACAGGACCGAAGCCGCGAAGAAGGCGGTTCTTGTTCATGCAGGGCAGGAGGTCACGAAGGAAGGCGTAATTGTGGGGCCGATTCCACAGACTCAGACGCTCGGCTTCCGTTGGTCTGCTGTTGATAATCCTTTTGTGACTGCGGGAGACCTTGGCGCTGAAGAATGGCTTGCTGCGAAATCACGCGACCGAGAGAACGCCGAAAAGAAAATGCGACAGTTCGTGTGGACGATGCCATACGATCCCCCAGAAATCGAGCTAACACCACTGGAAGCAGAAGACATCGAGAAGCGGTCAAGCGATCTGAGAAAGGGAATAGTTCCAGACGATGCTGTCGGAATTACGATTGGAATCGATACCGGAAAGCGGGCTCTGCACTGGACGGTGGTTGCTGTCAGCCCGGGGAGCGGTGGCCGAGTGATCGAATACGGCCGGCAGCCAGTGCTGTCTGACAAACTCGGAGTAAAGCGAGCGCTGGCGGAAGCACTGGTTGAGCTGTCTCAGTATTTCGCAAATGGCTGGGGCAAGCGGACTGGCCAAACTTTGAAGCCGTCACAGGTCTGGATTGACTCTGGATACCACGAACACACCGACGCTGTTTATGAGTTTTGCGCCGCAATCAACAAACACATGGGACTTCAGATCGGTGCGGAAGTCTATCGCCCGTCAAAGGGGTATGGCGAAGGCCAGCGACTCACAACCCGATACCTGTCACCGACGACAAAGCAGAAAGGCATTCTGCACATCGGCAATGAGTTTCACATCGCCAAAGTGAAGCGAAACGGCCAGACGGTTCCCGGCGTGATGCTCGTTCATATGAATTCAGACCACTGGAAGTCTGAGCTTCACCAACGGCTATTGATGCCAGCTGGCGAACCGCTGGCCGTTACTCTGTATCAGGCGGCCAGCTTTTCAGAACACTCTGAATTCGCGAAACATGTGACTGCTGAAAAGCAGGTCGAAAAGTTCATGCCTGGGCGTGGAACTGTCATCGTCTGGGAGCGAATCGACCGCAATAACCACTGGCTTGACTCCACGTATTCAGCGATCTGCGCCGGTGAAGCTGTGATTTCCATGCAGGTAAAGAAGCAACGGGCCAAAGAGCCTCTGTCATTGCGTGAAATGGCAGGGCAGCGGAATGGATAAAGCAAGAAGGACGCTCACCGAGATGGCTTTGCAATCGCTTGAGATAGAAATCGGAACTGCCCGTGGGATCTGCTGCCCAACTTGTGGGTGCCGAGACCTGAGAACGTATAAGACAAATCAGGGACACGCTTCGACTTTCCGTTACAAACAGTGCAGGAACTGCGGGCACAAAATGTTTACGATGCAACCGCCCGAACAAATTGTGCGGAGCGTTCACGAAGAGTCAGAAGACGAATGACATTTCCACACATGGAAACAACACGCCAGTAGTTTCCCCGCAACGGTAATTCGCTCGCTATGTTTTCGGCATGTCAGCACCCGAAAACATCTCTGAAGCAATTCTGCAGGCCGCTCTTGGTCCAAAGAGCAGCACTGAGAATGGTCGGTCTGTCCAAGAGCATGACCTTGACCAGTTGATTCGGGTAGAGAAGCACCTGGCCTCAAAGACGGCTGGTCAGCGCAATCACATGGGGCTTCGGTTCTCGCGAATCATTCCGCCGGGAGCAGGCTAATGGTCACTACCATGCTTGCAACTGTTGGAAGGATTCGTCTGAAGGAGCCAAAACAGGCCCCGTCGGCTGCAATTTCACGACGCAGCTTTAACGGTGATTCTCCAGCAATCCGCGCCCGATTCGATGCGGCACAGGATACCGCAGAATTCAAAAACTACTGGGCATCAGCCGACACATTAGACGCGAATTCATCTGCGTCGAAGGGTGTTCGGCAGAAACTTGTTGCCAGATCACGATACGAAGTGGCGAACAACGCCTACGTCGACGGAATGGTGCAGACGCACGCCAACTATACTGTCGGCGTTGGTCCTTCACTGCGAATGCAGACCGCTTCCAAGGGGTTTAACGCTCTTGTGGAAGCTGAATGGAAGAAATGGGCCAAAGCTGTCAAGTTGCGTCGCAAATTGTGGGCGATGTCACATGCAAAAATGAGCGATGGCGAGTCGTTTGCGGTGCTGAAGAGCAACCCGGGTGTTAAGCATATCGTAAAACTCGACCTGTCTGTGATTGAGGCCGAGCAGTGCTCTACTCCCTACCTTGACACTGGTATTGAGGGCTACATCGACGGGGTTAAGTTCGATGAGTTCGGCAATCCGATCTGGTACGACGTGCTTCCATATCATCCGGGGGCAGCATGGCACCATGCTGAATGGCAAGCAGAGCAAATTCCCGCTCGTTTTGTGCTGCATTGGTTCGCAATGCGTCGTGGAGGCCAGAATCGCGGAATTCCTGAATTGCGATCTTCGCTGAACTGCGGTGCGTCATCACGACGATGGCGAGAAGCCACGCTTGCAGCGGCTGAAACAGCTGCAGACATCTCGGTTTTGCTTAAAACACAGATGTCCCCTGATGACGGGGCAGACCTCGCCGCGCCGTTCAGCTCAATTGAGTTTCAAAAGCGAATGATGACAGCACTTCCGATGGGCTGGGATGCTGGCCAGATGAAAGCCGAGCACCCAAACGCGACTTATGAGGCGTTCCATCGTGCTCAGGTCAGCGAGCAGGGCCGTCCAAAGAACATGCCGCACAACTTGGCGGCTGGTGACTCGTCTGACCACAACTTTGCGTCCGGAAAGCTTGATTTCACGCCGTACTACATGCAGCTGGACGTCGAGCGAGAAGACGGATCTGATTTAGTTCTTGACCCGTTGTTTGAAATGTGGTTTGAAGAAGCCTCGCTGCGTTTCGGGTGGGTTCAGATTCCAGGACAGGTGCCAGCGCACATTTGGGACTGGCCGTCACATCCAGTTGCCGACGAAGGCGCGAAGGCTGAAGCCAACCGCACGCGAATGCAAACCGGACAGGCAACGTTGTCCACGATTTACTCCGAAGACGGTCTCGACTTCGAGGATGAGCTTCCGCAGATGGCCAACGACTACGGAGTTGATGAGCCCACGATGCGAAAGATCTTGCTTCACGCCATTTTCAACGACAAGGGTGCACTTGCGTCAATGGCTCAAGCTGAAAACACCAAAACCGGCACAAGTTCGCAAGGAGCAGCAAATGCCGCGTAAGTATCCAACAATCATCGCCTCCGCAAAGAAAGCAATCGACCGATTTACGATCGATGCTGACGTGGAAATCATCGCCGGTGAATCTAGCGAAGGCGGAAAGAAGACACCGACGTTTCGGATCGTCGCGTACAACGGCGGCGAGCTTCGAACTGCTGAATACATCAGGAAGTTTGGCAAGCCTGTTGTCATTGATCTGGCAGGGCTGAGCTACTCGCCAAACATCACAGCAAACATGGATCACGATCCAACTCAGCGAGTTGGGCATGTGACCGACAAAACGAACGATGGGCGTCAACTGATTCTCGCAGGTCTGGTTTCCGGTACAGGTCCAGCCGCTCGCGAAGTCGTCGACAATGCTGCGCTCAGTTATCCATGGCAAGCCAGTGTGGAAGCAATCCCGACTGCCCCACTCGAGGAAGTGCGGGCCGGTCAATCTGTAATCGTGAACGGCAGAACCATCGTTGGTCCTGTCTTAATTGCTCGCAAGTCGCGTTTGTATGGAGTTGCGTTTTTGGCTCGTGGAGCCGACGAAACGACATCAGTTTCAATCGCGGCAAGCGCCGCAGAACCAGCAAAGGAATTGGACATGAAATTCGAAGAGTGGATTATTGCAATGGGTTTTGCGGCTGCTGATCTGACACCAGTTCAGACCGCTGCACTTCAAAAGAAGTATGATGCTGAAATCAAGGCGTCTGCAATCGACCCGGAGATTCAAGCTAAGGGTGTCAAGTTTGACGTTGCTGGGCTGCAGCTGGCTTTCGCAAAGTCAGACCTCGAGATTGACGCAGCCGCTTCCGAGTACGCTGGGCAGGTGGAAACAGTCGCGTTGAATGAAATCAAGGCGGCCGGAATGGTTGCCGTCAGCAAACTGAAACGGACTGCCCTGAATGAGGAGTGGGCTCCGACTCGGTTTGAAGTCGAAGTGATCAAAGCCACTTACGGGATGCGTGCAGACATGCTTGCGAAAGCTCGCCCAAAAGGCCCTGCCATCCACACTCGTGACAACAGCACGATCAGCGGCGACGTGATTGAAGCTGCAGCGTGCCGAGTTCTCGGTGTCGATGTTGAGAAGTCCTACAAGCCTGAAGTTCTGGAAAGTGCGCACCGCAATTTCCGCAACATCGGATTGCAGGAAATGTTCATCATGGCGGCCGCTCAGAACGGCTACTCTGGACGTCAGCGAATCAACACGGACAACATCCGTGAGGTTTTGGCGTATGCCTTGCCATCGACCCCGATCCATGCGGCCGCGTCAACCGTGTCGCTGTCCGGAATTCTGAGCAACATCGCAAATAAGATGTTGCTGGCTGGATTCATGGAAGAAGATCAGACGTGGCGTGAATTTGCTGACGTCAAACCTGTTTCCGACTTCAAGACTCACACAAGTTATCGAATGCTTGATGATATGGAGTATGAGCAGCTCGGCCCAAATGGTGAAATTCGCCATGGTAAGGTCGGGGAGGAAACGTTTGAGCGATCAGCAGACACCTTTGCAAAGATGTTTGCCCTGACTCGAAAGATGATCATCAACGACGACCTCGGCGCGTTCGATGACCTGAGAACACGATTGGGACGTGGGGCTTCTCGCAAGTTTCGTAAGTTGTTCTGGTCGACGTTCATCAACAACAGTGCGTTCTTCACGTCTGCACGAGCCAACTATATCACGGGAGCAACAACCACACTCCTGACCGATGGTGTAGGCTTGCAAACAGCGATTACAGCTTATCGCAAGTTGAAGAGCACTGACAAAAAGCAGGTTGGAACTGGCGGAACATCACTTGGTGCTCCAAAGAAACTTTTGGTTCCACCAGAGCTGGAATTCTCAGCTGAAAAGCTGTTTGTCAGCAGCAACCTGTCAACTCAGCAGGACGACAACATTCACCGCAACAAATACAAGCCTTTTGTTGTGAATGAACTGAGCGACAGCGACTACACCGGATACACCGCCACAGGCTGGTATCTGTTCGGTGAAATGCTCAAGCCAATGGTGGTTTCATTCCTGAACGGACAGGAAAACCCAACGGTTGAATCGGCAGACGCTGACTTCAACACGCTCGGCGTTCAGTTCCGCGGCTATCACGATTTTGGTGTCGACTTCACTGAGTGGCTGTCTGGCGTGAAGAGCAAGGGCGCAGCGTAATTTCTGCTGCAGTTCGCTGACGTATCTTTCAAGTTCAAATTCAAGTCATTCGGAGAATATAAATGGGACTCAATCTTCCAACAGAACGTGTAGCCAGTGACGAAAAACTGTCTTACACAGCAGGTTCAGCGGTAACAGCCGGAACTCCAATTCTGACGTCTATTGGCGTCGTTGGAATTCCGGCCAATGATATCGCTGCCGGTGATACTGATGAGCTGGATATTTGCGGACGGTTTCGAGCGTGGGGCGTAGCGTCTCAGGCTTGGGTCGTTGGCGATCGAATTGGCTGGGATGCAAACGGCGACCCGCTGAACGGAACGGCCGGAGCCGGGGCCTACACCAAAACTGTCACCGATTGGGATTTTGCCGTCGGTACAGTTGTCGAAGCAAAAGGTGCGTCAACTGAGATGGGCGTGTTCCTTCTCGACGAACCTGCTGCAATCTTCATCCCATCCGGTGCTCAGCAATCGCTGAGTGGAGCCGGGGCCGTCAACGTGACGTCATACTCAACGGCGTGGACAAGCGGTGGGGCAGTTGCGGGAACACTGGCAAACGGAACACGGGTTGGCCAGTTGAAGGAGATTCTCCTGACTGTGGCCGGCGGAACAGGCACGCTGACTCCGGCAACGGCATCAGGATTCACCACGATCGCATTCTCTGTCGTTGGTGACATGGTTCTTCTGCAGTGGACTGCTGCTGGCTGGATTATTCTGAAGCGATGCAACGTCGCAACAGGTGCCATTACAACCCCAGTCGCTGCGTAAGGCTGACAAATGGCTTCGCGTTTCGAATCACGATTTCAGGATATCGCAGTGCCCAGATTATTCGATCAGTTTGGGCACTCGGTAGACCTGATAAGTGCTGACGATGCGACGGAGTATCGAATCGATGCCATGGTGTCGATGGATCCTGTTGGAACTGAAGAAGGATTTTCGGATGTCCAAGGGAACGTCACCGTCAAGACGGCTGATTTTCTTCGATGTGTTGAAACGATCGCATCAGCTGCGAAGTGCCGGCACAAAGGAAAGATCTTCGATGTGTACGGTGAAGCAACTGAGCAGTGTGGCCTGACAGTGTTCAACATTC